GCAGGTAAATACTCCCAAACCCGTACACAACTGTAAAAACTGGTAGGATTAGCAGTACAAACCTTTAAAAACAGGATTAGGGACTCCATGCTGCTTTAGAAATAAGTGGGAATTGCTCTTCAAAGATCTGTTTAACGCCTTCTGCGACCAGTTTATGCTCATATTGGGTACCATTAGCGGTACGGAGGTCAATATAGTGAATCCAAGACCTTAGAGTACCATTCATGTACATTTTAGTAGGTGTTGCAAGGGGTAGAATGTCTCTTGCACACTCTTTAGCTACACCTGCTTCTAACATCTCGTTATACAGGCTCTCACCAAGCTCAAACAAGCTATTCATCTTAACGTTAAAGTCTTTGATGGTATAGAAATCCAGATCATCAACACTATTCTGCCTATTCTTCGTATCTTGTCTACGCAGTTGGGGCAGTTGAGCCGGTTGAGCGACTTTAGCGTACCTTTGGCTAAATTCTTGAAAGCTAAAGGACCGGTGACGTAAGATTTGAGCAGCAACACTTCGGGTTGTCTCAATCTGTACACACATATTCACCATTTCAAAAGGTGACCAGTGTTTATGTTTAATCAAATACTTAATCAAACGTTCTGACTCGGGGTTATCCTGATTATCAGGGTTAGATACACGAGCCATATAAGCTACTAAGGATTCAGCGTCAGGTGTGGAGTGTACAAGTTGTACAGTATGCATACAGTAGTATAAGTTGTGGTGGGATTGGTGGTTTAAGATTGGAGATACAATCAGTTCTCCGGGATTCAGTCTTCGTTGAATCCTTTTTTAATGGAGTTGTTTACAGGATGAACGGAAACGAATCATCATATAAAAGAAGGAAGGAGGAAGGTTGTCGTTTAGACAACCGCCCGAGTTCCTTCCTTCGGCCAGAAAGAGAGTCCACCCTTCTCTCCTCCTGTATACATGAGGGACCGTTCTAAACCCAGTTAGCGACTGAGTTTTTTGTGTCGCCTCTAGCTTGCTGTCTTTGCTCAAAATTAAGACCTAAAACCATATGATTAGCGGAAGTTTGGGGGTCGTCGATAAACTCTTCCAACATAGCATTCCACTCCATACGTTTACGTTCTTTGATTGCTTCTTGGGCTGAGATACCCATAGCATCTGTAAAGTATTTAACACCTTGAGCAAGAGCATCTAATCTGTCGTCATGTTTAACTGCGCCTTTTTCACGACACATCCTACTCATCTGGTAGAATAACATGTACATCAATCGTTTTTCAGGGGCTTCATCGGGATTAGATTTGAAGTCCCATTCAATGACGGAACGATCGACGACGAGTCGGTGTTGATTGAGGACGGGTTCGAGGGAGTCAATGATTCGATCTTCTTTTCTAACATTTGCTCGGACTTCTTCAACATCAATTCTTTGGTCTGTTTGTTGAAGATGTTTGCGGAACAACTCGCTAACAATACCGTCGCCAAAGTTAGTTTCAATGACAAGTTTAGTAACTTCATACTTTCTACAACCTTTTAAAATATCCAGTAATGTTTTGTCAGAGTATCCGTCTCGATAAGCACGCATTTCGTGCAAGTACAGAATACCGTTACGTTGGGAGAGATAAGCTGCTGTTGTTTCATCCGATCCACGACCCGACGGGTCAATAGAGCAGATTGTCTCAGAGTAAGAATCCCACTCTCCCTGTAGCTGCATTGGACTGTAGAAATAATCTCCAGGTAGTCCGACAATTGGGAGGTCCTTGATAACGTTTTGTGGGTCGGAGCACCATATGACTCCTTCGGGAGCAGACTTAGGATTAACAGAGGTAACGATAAGATCAGAGCATTTAAGCGGAAATTTGTCAGCATCACTAAGAGAGGTGTCTAACATGAACTGTAACATGAAGTTCGACCGTCCCATGGACGCTTCACGTTCTATTAGATCTTCATTATCAAATCTATCATCAGTTACGTCCCATTTATCAGCACCCTTTTCAATGTCTTCTACAAGTTGTGGAGCCAGCAGACCCTCATAGTTTGTTGTCTTACGGGGGTAACGTGCTGGCCACACAAAAGGCTTATAAGAGCGTTCTGCAAGTCGCTTGTACACCGTAAACGTAGTCTGTGGTGTACCAAGATACATAATACGAGAGTCTTCCTTGGGTGTAAGGATAGACTCAGCTTCTGTACAAAGTTGCAGTAACTTCTCTCTCATCAATTCCGTCATTGAGTTACCAGGAACTTCAATGTCGTCTAGAATCATTAAATCTGCGCGGCTTCCGGTTAGCTGTCCAGTGATGCCCACCGACTTTACGCTGGGTGCCTGGTGCGGGGAGCACATCACATCGAAGCTTATCCTTGACCACCTTGCATCGTCTGACCTGGGGCGTAAATGAGAAAGCCATGGTGTTTCAATAATAAGTTTTTGCAGAAAGATAGACATGTTATCGGCACGTTCTTTAGATGCCGAAATAATCATTATCTTTTTTTCAGAGTCATTGAAAAGTGTCCACAGAACAAAGGCTCCAGTAATCCAGCTCTTTCCCACTCCACGGAAAGCTTGTATTTGAAGACGCTTAGGTCCATGCTGAAGATAGTCTGCGATTGCATATTGTGCACGTGTAGGGTTTGGTAGGTCTAGCTGTGTCCACAAAGCCTGTAGGAACAGCTTAAAATCACTCTTTAAGAGTTCTAATGTATTCATCGTTTCTCCAAGTTTCGGGTCCATTTGGTTTGTCGGGTAGATGTTGTTTTACTGTAAAATTAGACCGTTCTTTGACAAACAATGGGTCGTGTACAAGTGATTCGTATTGTATATCAAACCAACGTTCCTGAGGTAACTCATTTTTAAGCTGTTCAATATAACTATAACAGTGATCTACAAATGTACTATAGAAATCAGGATGATCAGTATAATCTTTATACCACTCAACACGCTCCATACTTTTAATTATATCCTGTTTATCACGATACATAAAAGCAAATTGAGCTGTAGGAAATATAAAAGATAATTCAATAACAGCTTTCAACAAAAAAGGAGCTTGAACAACACTATTCATAGGTATGTTAATGTTATATTCAAGCTCATCAACAAACGTTCTTCCAGTTTGTCTGGATATGATGTAGCTAGCAAGCCGTGAGCCTGCTCTCTGTGGTCCTGTGACAAAGATTGGGTGGGTCATAGGTACAATCTAGCGTGGAGGGGTGGTAAGGCGGCTTACAGGGGCTTATGGGAGCCTTATTTGCATACCAGTAAATAGTGGATCAACATCTACTGTACGACCGCCGAATGGGTTGTCGTCACCTGGTAAACTAAAACCAGTATCACTAATCATCGTAGAAGTATCAATGACGTCTCTAAACGACAACCCGATAGACCCTTTTGATGTTTTTAAATTAGCTCTACTAGGACGTTTAGCTTCCATAGACCGTAATTTTGATTGAACAGCTTTTGTTTGTTGGCGTTTTAGTTCATTAGTGTATTCACCAATAATTTGCCTGTTTTGAGGTCTATCTCCTAAAGGCCCGTAAGATTTTTCTAACTGTTCAATTCGTGCTTTTGCCTGTTCAGGTGGCAAACCCTCAACTGTAGATTGCAATAAACTTAAATCTATTTTATGGTCAATAACAACAGAACCACCTTTTTGTCTAATCCCGGTTCGTTTGTAGTTTTGACGCCTTCTTAGATTTTCCTCTTCTTTAGTTTGAGGTGGTCTTAACCTTAGAGCCTCTTGCCTTTTACTTTCGGCTCGTGTTTTTCTACCTCTACGGTTAGTAGTAGATTCTGTTGTTACACTGCCTTTGCCATCAGCTTTTAATCTATAACCAGTAGGTGGTTGACCAATTGCTTTGTAAATTTCAGTAGGAGTTTTACGCCCTTCTTTTGCAACATACGCTCTGGCTTTAGCACGGTATTCTTTTGCGTCCATAATTAAGCAATATGCTCCATAATAATTTTTTCACGGAGCCTATTGACTCCAAATTTTTCCCTCATCCAATCTAGGACATGGGCACTTCCTTTTTCCTGATTACAACGGGTACAGGCACATACGACATTCGTTGCGACATCCTGCCCACCGCGAGCCCTAGGATGAACATGATCAATAGATAACTGACTAAGGTCATAAGTTTTTCCGCAATAAATACATGTATGGTCAAAATGTTCCTTAATAGAGCGCCTCCACAGGCGCTTGGCTTCTGGAGAGGTCATAACTATTAAGTTGAAAAGGTAGTCGTCAGGAGTTGGAAGTAGTGGGGTCATGCTTTGCCTTTACGTGCTCGGTTTTTGGATGCTTTCTCAAGGAATGTTTTACCATTCTTTTTGTGTGATACATCTTTACCGTCACCATTGCCATAAGTCCCACGCTTTCTGTTTTCTTTGTTCAGTTCAGAACGTTTTTTAATCTGTAATTTACTTGAATCGTACTCTTTTTGATACGATTTGTAGTTACCATTTGCGTATTTGGCACCACTATGTTTAGACGTTCGAGCCATGTAGCCTCCGATGTACAAGTTCAGGGTCAACTGTAGGCATCACTGCAGCCAGTTTACCAAGTGGATTGCCGTCCATGGCGACACCGCTGATGTCATTTGTCTTAAGCCAGTCGCAAGCTGCTTTCAAGTCTTGGGTAGTAGCCTCACCAGATTTTATCCTAGTAAGGAACTCCTTTGTGACAAGGTTGTGCAGCTCGTTAAACTGGTCTTCAGTAGCCTTTTTCTTAGCCATTTCGTAAAGCTATTTGGTCGAGTTTGTTTTCAATGCGTACCATGTGATCTTCCATACGACTGATAAGGTCTGATAACTCTGTTTTTTTGACATAGTCAGAAGCAACAGTCAGCTCTATACCATCTAGTCGTCGATCCAATGCACTGATACGTTCATGTACACTGTTTATTCGATTATGTATTCGGTTGTTTAAAGCTGCTCCAGCTGTAACTACTGCCACAACAGAGGTTACCATTGCTTCAATCATTCTTTCTTAAGGATACAATTGGTACAATATCATTACACAACATTTCAACACGTGAACCGGGTCTAAATGTAAATCCTGTTTTAGCAAGTTCTGCACATTTAAGTGCACGAACAAGTTCGTAATCAAGACGCATTTTTTGCTCGTGTTTACGTGCAATAGATTTACAGGTTTCAACCATACCACCATCTAATGGTACTGAGAAACTTAGTTGTACGCCGTAGTTATTGCCTCGTACATAGCCAGAGTCATCAGAAGGAATAGTATCGTTGCCCATATAAAAGGGTGAGAATTGCATGGTGGTTCCATTACAACTATTATTGGCTGCAAAGTATTGACGAGACGATGATCCATTGTTTTGGAATTGCACCGCCTGATTAGTCACATTACCCGTTGCTGCTGCAACAGGACTAGATGTATTTTCAACCGTAGGTTCTTCGCTTGCGTAAGCAGGGCTTACTATTGCGAGAAGACCGACAAGGAAGTAGTAGTAGAGACCTGATTGATGGTTTCGGTGATCAGGCTGTCTTCGATCAGACCTGCTGAACGGGTTACAACTTCTAATTGAAAAGGTTCCGCCGGATCGGTTACTGAAAATGTTGTTGCTGAATTTGAAATGTCTCCGCTTGGAGTTATGTTTGTTCCAGACCATGATGAATAATCGCCACCATAAACATTAGTTTCGATAGTACGACTAATATCCACAGTGGTAGTAGTAGTGGATTGCATAGACCCCTGTGTGAAGTTAGGGGTCACTGTTTGTGCGGCTGCCGGGCTAGCCAACATCATCAACAAAATAAGACGTTTCATTCTTCTTTTTTTTTTAG